ACGTTAGTTCGTTTCCAATCTGAAACAATTATGGAGACCTTCCCAGCGCAAGGCCCAGTTAAGACTCAGATTATTGGTAAAGAAACCCAAGAGAAAAAAGATTCCGCAGTTCGTGTTCAAGACGACATGAACTATGAGTTAACTGATGTAATGAAAGAATTCCGGCCCGAGCACGAGCGCATGTTATGGGGTTTAGGTTTATCAGGTAATGCATTTAAGAAAGTTTATTTTGATCCAAGCCTAAACCGTCAAGTAAGCATGTTTGTACCGGCTGAAGATTTAGTTGTGCCTTACGGTGCGGTAGATTTGCAATCGTCGCCACGGGTAACGCATGTAATGCGTAAAACCGAAAATGAAGTTAGAAAATTACAAGTAGCTGAGTTTTGGCGTGATGTTGAAATGCCTGAACCAGTTGATGTTTTTGATGAAGTTGAAAAGAAAATAGCGGAGAAGATGGGCTTTAGGGCTACTACTGACGACCGCTACAAGATTCTTGAAATGCAAGTTGATCTTGATTTGCCTGGGTATGAAGATACCGATGACGAAGGAGAGCCAACAGGTATTGCATTACCTTATATAGTGACTATAGAGAAGGCGAACAACATTGTATTAGCGATTCGCCGTAACTGGAGACCTGAAGATGAGCATAAGAAAAAGCGCAACCATTTTGTTCACTATGGCTATATCCCCGGTTTTGGTTTCTATTGCTTTGGTCTTATTCATCTTATCGGGTCTTTTGCTAAGTCAGGCACTAGTATCCTCCGTCAGTTGGTTGACGCCGGCTCACTTTCAAACTTGCCAGGTGGCTTTAAGACCCGTGGCTTGCGTGTTAAAGGCGACGACACCCCGATAGCGCCTGGAGAGTTTCGTGATGTAGATGTACCAAGCGGTACGATGCGTGACAACATTATGCCGTTACCATATAAAGAACCTTCAATGGTTTTAGCTGGTCTGTTAGATAAGATTATTGAAGAAGGCCGGCGCTTTGCGTCTGCCGCAGATTTACAAATTAGTGATATGTCGTCCCAAGCACCAGTAGGAACGACCCTTGCAATTCTGGAGCGTACGCTCAAAGTAATGTCCGCAGTACAAGCCCGTGTTCATTATTCATTTAAAGAAGAGCTTCAGCTACTTCGAGACATCATTCGGGACTACACTCCAGAAACCTACAGCTATGAGCCTGTTGACGGGACGCCACGTGCTAAGAAAAGCGACTACGATAATGTAGCCGTTATTCCAGTTAGTGATCCAAACGCTTCAACTATGGCGCAGAAGATTGTGCAGTGGCAAGCGGTCCTTCAATTAGCGACACAAGCACCACAGATTTACAACATGCCACAACTACATCGCCAGATGTTAGAAGTGCTTGGTATTAAGAACGCACAAAAACTAGTAGCGTTGCCAGATGATCAGAAGCCAGAAGACCCAGTCACAGAGAACCAAAACATTCTTATGATGAAACCGGTCAAAGCTTTTCTTTACCAAGACCATCAAGCACACATTACTGTCCACATGGCAGCTATGCAAGATCCAAAAATTATGCAATTGGTTGGGCAAAACCCACAAGCACAGGTATTACAAAGTGCTATGTTGGCCCACGTTAATGAGCATATTGCTTTTGAATATCGCAAGCAAATGGAAGCCGAAATGGGTATTGAGTTGCCATATGATCCTAATGATGACGACGAAAAACTGATGTCTCCAGATATGGAAGTACACATTTCTCAACTTGCTGCTAAAGCATCACAAGTGTTATTGCAGCGTGATAAGAATGAAATAGCGGCTCAACAAGCCCAGCAAGCTGCACAAGACCCAATTATCCAAATGCAAGCGCAAGAATTAGCTATTAAGAAACAAGAAGCTGAGACAAAGGCTAAGAAAGTTTCTGTAGATGCAGCCGCTAAAGCGGATCAATTACGCATCGAACAAGAACGTATAGCTTCGCAAGAGCGTATTGCAGGTATGCAAGTTGGCGCCAAAACGCAGAAAGATAAAGCTGATTTAGCTTCAAAAGAACATATGGAAGGTACAAGGCTTGGTATTGATATAGCCAAGACTAAAGACCAGCTTGCTATGCAAAAACAGCAAGACACCGCTAAACCACAAGAAAAAAAGGAAACTAACTAATGGACGCATCTGACGTTTTAGTTCAACAACTAAACGAGAAAGTGCAGCAGTTGCAAGAAGCAGTAAGCTCTGGAAGGGCAGAAACCTTCGAAGAGTATAAAAAAATGTGCGGCGAGATTCGAGGTCTGCTGATTGCACGTGGCTATATATTAGACCTCAAACAAAAAATGGAGAACTCTGATGAGTGAAATCCTTATTGGCTCAAACCCCAATAAACCGGAAATAGTAGGAACATACAGTTTTACCGCTTCAAATGAAGAAAAAGCGCAGCAACTCCCTAATCCTTCTGGATACCGTATTCTTTGTGCCATACCTGAAGTTGAGGAAGAATATGAAAGTGGGATATTAAAGTCAGGCGATACCATTAACTACGAAGAAAAACTGGCAACAGTTCTGTTTGTAGTCAATATAGGCCCTGATTGTTATAAAGATGAAAAGCGCTTTCCTAGTGGCCCTTGGTGCAAGAAAGGTGATTTTGTCATTGTCAGACCAAATGCTGGCACAAGGCTTTTGATCCATGGACGTGAATTTCGCATGATTAACGACGATTCTGTCGAAGCAGTTGTGCAAGACCCACGTGGTATTAAACGAGCATAAGGAGCTATAAATGACTAAGTTTGAAAAAGAAGAATTTAAATTCCCTGATGAACAAGATAAGGGTAAACCCGTAGAAAATACGGATTCCGAGTTTGACATCATCATTGAGGATGACACCCCTCCAGAGGATCGGAATAAAGAACCGATGCCCGAAGAGATTGTTAAACAACTGGAAAATGCTAACGAAGATGCAGAAGAACCAGACCCGAAAAAACAAAAAACCCGCTTAAAGCAATACAAAAAGGTGTGGAACGATGAACGTCGGGCTAAAGAAGCGGCAACTCGGGAACGAGAAGAAGCCATTAATTTAGCTAAACAAGTAATGGAAGAAAACCGCCGCCTTAAGCAAACTCTTAATACTGGCGAAAGAAGCTATATTGAGACGGTACAAAATGCAGCCACTTTAGAACTAGAGATGGCTAAGCGGGAATATAAAGAAGCACTTGATAGTGGTGATGCCGAGCGGATTGTTGAAGCGCAAGCTAAAATGCAAGATGCGGGCTTTAAAACACAGCAAGCAAAGAATTTTAGGCCGACTGCTTTACAAGACGACCAAAATGAGGTACAACTACAACAAGTAGAACAACAGCAACGACCCAAGATTGACGCCAAAACGCAAGAGTGGTTGGACCAAAATCCATGGTATGGCTCTAAAAAAGCTATGTCAAACTTTGCTGTAGGTATACATGAGGAATTAATTGATGAGTATGGACAGAAGTATGTTGGTACTGATCAATATTTCAAACGCATTGACAAAACAATGCATAGTAAGTTTCCAGAGTACTTTGAGTCTTTGGAAGAGAGTAATCGGTCAGAAACCGGTAGAGAGCCACAAAACGCCTCTGCTAAATCTAGACCCAGCACGGTAGTAGCTCCGGCGACTAGGAGTACGTCCTCCAAACAGGTACGTTTGAAACAGTCGCAGTTAGCAATAATCAAAAAATTAGGGCTAACACCTGAGCAGTATGCCCGTGAACAAAACAAACTGGAGATTTAGAAATGGCTGAAAACAGACTAACTCGTGAATTAGACAACCGTGTAACAATGGAACGCCCCACGCATTGGGCTCCCCCAGAGTTACTCCCAGAGCCCGACAAACAGGCTGGTTTTTCGTATCGTTGGATTCGTACTTCAACACTTAACACGGCTGACCCCCGTAATCTATCTGCCAAACTCAGAGAAGGTTGGGAGCCTGTGCGTATTGAAGAACAACCCCAATTTCAAATGCTAGTCGATCCAAATAGTCGCTTTAAGGACAACATTGAGATCGGCGGGTTATTGCTTTGCAAAACTCCTACTGAATTTGTTGAACAACGCAATAAGTATTATGCGCAACAAAGTAATAATCAGACGGACGCTGTAGACAATAATTTAATGCGCCAAAGTGACCCAAGGATGCCTCTCTTTTCAGAGCGGAAATCTTCGACAAGCTTTGGTAAAGGTTCTTAATTTTTTTATCTAGGAGATTTAAATGGCTTATCCAACCGTTTCAGCTCCCTATGGTCTAGACCCTGTTAACCGTGC